TCGCCGTGTTTTCCCGATCTTTCCGATCAATGAATTGCACAAAGAATCTGTTGAATGTCATTGCATCTGGGTCTTTGTATTCATTGCCGTCGAGAATAGCCTGTACACGGGCACGGATTTCCGAGGTTTTGAGTCGCAGACCGACCGAAAGCTGCACGGTCAGTAATGCCTCTTCCACATGGGTACGGCCAGCACGCAGAATCCGATTCATCTTATCGCGCTGGGGAGCTTTGACAATTTCGTATCCGTCCCACCATTCCGACGGAATAGATAGCCCGGTTTTAATGTTGAAATTACGACTGCCGGGAAGATTTACCCGATAGTAGAGTTGGTTTTTGCCTGATGCGCTCTTATAGCGCATGTCATAATAAATACTAACGGTAGCCATGGTGTAAAATAGGTTTAAATTTTTCACGCATTTTTGCACTTCCCCGCACCAAAATGTCATCTAAACGCATCATTTTGTCGCGTTATTTGGGGAAACTACGGTAGTATGAACGGGTATATACAAACAAAAGGTCTAAAAAGAGTTTCATAATAAACTCGTTTTAAACCTTTTACATTTCGTAGCGGGTCCGAGACTTGAACTCGGGACCTCATGATTATGAATCATGCGCTCTAACCAGCTGAGCTAACCCGCCATTGCATCAAAGCGAGTGCAAAGGTAATAGAATTTTTTATTCATGCAAAATCTTTCGGCAAAAAATCACCGGAAAATTCAGACTCCGGGGCTTTGGCACCGATTTTGCCCGCCTGTGGGCAAACAGAATGACATGCCGCTGACAGACACATCACGCAACGAAATCGCCAATTCCCTGAGCATACTCAAAGTAATTGCCGGCGTAGTCCTGCTCGCCGCGGTCTCGTGGGAAATCATCGGCGGAGACCACACCCGTTTTTCGCAGAGCTACCTGACCGTGCAGCTGGTGGTCTGCATCCTTTTCCTGTGCGATTTTTTCGTACGCTGGGCGGCGGCCGAACGTAAAGGACGCTTCTTCGGGCGGAACATTCTGTTCTTCCTGATCTCGATCCCCTACCTGAACATCCTGGCCTGGAGCGGTGCAGACCTCCCCCGCTACTGGGCCATGCTGATCGGGGTGATGCCGCTCATGCGGGCGTTCCTGGCGCTCTACGTGGTCGTGCGATGGCTCGTGGACAACAAGATCCGCCGGCTATTCACGGCCTACATCTTCACGGTCGTGGTTTTCACCTATATCTCGGCACTGGTCTTCTACGACTACGAAATATTCGTCAATGACAAACTCCACGGTTTCGGAAACGCCCTGTGGTGGGCCTGGATGAACGTCACGACCGTCGGAGCCGAGATATTCGCCGTCACGGCCATCGGCAAGGTCATCACCATCCTGCTGCCTACGCTGGGAATGATGATGTTCCCGATCTTCACCACTTATATATTACAGGAGTATACGCACAAAAAGGAGTCCGACCAATAA